GTCCATGGCGGTTGGATCATCCGATATGACCGCATATGCAAGCACCAACACGGGCAAACTAAGAATTATGAGAACTGCCTCGTCCTTCCAGTCTGACTGTCGAGCCTCTAGCAATTTTCCCTGGTAAGCCTCCTCACCCTTGGCCATACGTTCTGCATGCATAAGTTGTGCATCAGACATCGCCATCTTCGTTCTCTGCTTGTTAGCATAAATTTTACTTCCAGCGGAGACGGCCAGTTTTATCGCCGATAACCACATATTAGTACCACTTAGCTTTTCTTTTCTTCTCTGGTCTAACGTTTCCTTGACCTTGAACCTCTTGTTCTTGCGTTTCTTGTGGATCTGTAGCTTCGATTTCTACTCCACCCTCAAGATGACCATCTTTGTTCGTAAACATTTCATGGTTAAGGTCTTTTTTATTTTTTTCTGCCATTTTTCCTCCTAATATTTGCTTCTCGCAAGGCGATTGCGATCGCTTGTTTTCTATTTTTAACTTTTTTATCAGATTTTCCAATAGAAAGCTTTCCTTTTTTAAATTCTTTCATGACTTTAGCAACTTTTTTCTGTTTTTTGTCCATTTTACTCCTGATCTGTTCCTATGATTACTGATTCTGTCATCATGTCTTTCGCATTTGGTAGGGTTTTACTCAAAACCGTCTTTTGAATGGACGTATCTGCTCTTAATTTTGCTAATTTCTCGTTCTGATCCATTTTCTCATCTGTATTCTGTTGGTTCATCATCGCTCTCATCTTATCTAGGTTCAATCTCTCCTCACCCTCCTTCTCTTTTCTCATATTCTCCTGTGCTCTTAGATCTAATTCTCTAGATCTTAGTTTAGCAAGTGGATCATTTGCAAAATCACCGAGTATTTTCTTCTCCTCTTTTGAATATTCTTCCATCATCTCTGCAATCAACACAGCTTTTCTGGACTCTATCTTCATGGTAAGATCCATGACCTGTTGCTGCATCATCGGATCCTGCATCGCTTGTGGATTTTGTTGCATTGATTGTAATGTCACGATCTCTCTTTGGAACTCCATCTCGACCTGCTCCAATGACATCAGAGATATATGTTCGAAAATATTCTTCTGTAAGCTAGCCATCACCACAGGATTGTTTCTTGCCATGTTGGTCGACATGAAATTCAAATGAGCTGTGATATGTGCCTGATGATCCTGACCCTTGAAAGCCTGAAAAGGTTGTCCCGCTAGAGCCTGTATGTGTTCGACCGCAGGATCCATTGGCATGGGTCTTGCAGGTGGTTTTAAAATCGCATCGATATTTTTTACACCCAAAGCCTCATACATATTTCTGTAGGCAGCGTATAGGTTATGAAGCTGTGGGTTGGAGCTAGCCAGTTGCAATTCCGTCTGGGCTATAGATATCCTTTGTGACTGAGAAAAAATGTTTGGATCTGCAACTGGAATGATGTCGATCTTGTCATCGAAATCTGTCTGTTTGATCATCCTCTGACCACCAACGACATCGTATGGGTATTCGTTTGGTAGGTATAATTTAAATACCCTCGTCATCAATTTAAACTCGTTTTTAAGTGCTGCGTAGATTCTCTTGTGGATCGCTGACATTGTTCTCGATCCACGTTCCAACAAAGCCACTGTCGTGCCCACTGCTGCTTGTTGATTACCCTCACCTACTTGAAGATCAGCGATTGAAGCAAATCTTTGCCCCGCTGAAACCACGACACCCATAAGCTGTAACAGAGTTGCAGATGGCTCTTTAAATGGCAAGGTCATAAATGAATCTTTGATATTGCCACCTGGTGCATCTACGTCTCTAAACTCTCCCGGTTGTATGGATTGTGCATCATCTCTGATTCTGATACCACGCATCTTAAATCCTGCTGGTAAGTTAGAAAGGGTTCCTGCATCAAGCAACGATCTTAGTGCTGTTGTCGCTGTTCTCGATAATCCACCGATCATGTGTATCAGACCAAAGCCATAAAAACCTAGACCTGGTAAAAATTTAAAATGCACAAAGTATGGAATCTTTTGTTTCTTAGGATCTGCTATCTCATAGTTTCTTCTGATAGATAGGATCTCTCTCGAACCCTCCTCGACAGTCACGATGTATGGAAGTTTGATTCCTGTCTCCTGACCATCGGGTCCACGATCCTCGAACCCCTCTAGATCTAGATTGATATGAAATTCAAGAAGCGTGTACATATCCTCGTTAAAGGTTCTTTTGGTTCCCTCTAACATTCTCTCTTTTTTCTCCACCTCTGTCTCCTGATTGAAAGGTCGTGGTAATTCTATGTCTCTGTAAAATCCAGCGACCTGTTGTTTTCTCAGATCATTCTCCGAGATCTTAATACGGTGGATCACGGCCTCCGCATCCTCTAATGAGGTTGCATTGTATGGAACTATCAAATCATCAGCAGGGACGAACTTAGAAACCGTCCTGCCTAAAAGATCGTCGTAGTAGACTTTCTTAAAGGCAGATCCGGAAAGAGGGAGATAAAAAAGCATTTGGTCAAACTCTGGTTCATACTCTTTCATCACATCCATGAGCTGATAGTTCATGAATTCTTTGACACGATTTGCCTGATCGTTTTTTTGTGGAGTCTGTACTCCTATGACTCTTGTTCTCACTGGTCCATCAGCTGGGAGTAACTCTTTATAAGCGAGCGCCTGAAACTGAGTAACAGCCTCAGAAAGAACCGGATGAGTGGCACCCGACGCGCCTTGAAAAGGTTCCGATGGGGTTTCATATTTGAATCCTAACAGATCTAAGCCCTTTGCGTAAGAGGTCTCCCAATCTTTTCTCGAGGCTTTATACTCCTGATAATTCTGTGCTAATTCCGAACCAAGAGGGTTTAGTGTCTCCTCTGGCAATAACTCAGCTAGATTATCAAAGTGACTCTCACTCTGTTCCTGGCTAAAGGCTCCTGGTTCAAAATTAATCTCAACACCACCATCCTCTGTTGGTGTGATCTCTGTTTCACCTTGGTCAGGTAAATTCTCTCTAATCTCTATCTGTTGTTCTGCCTGCTCCTGTGGTCCAGGTATCTCAACCTTTTTGTTTGGCAGGCTTTTGTCTATCGCCATGTTTTTTCTCCAATCTTACATCCTTAACAGTATTGTATTGAATATTCAACCCTTGAGGTGTGGGTCCTGATTTAGGGGGTATTGTGGTTGTCAGTTTCTTTGGTTTCTTGGTTCTATCCTCGTAAGTCAATTTTAATCCTTTTTCCTTAAGTTCCTTTAATCTTTTTGGTGTCCAATACATCACCAATAATATTTATATTTTTTTCTCACCTTCATCTTATCTTTATAGTCATCATCAAGGGTTATGAAACCCCCCTGTCTGAATCTCATGACAGCCTGTGTCATCGAGTCGACCAAGTCATCATGGTCACCATAAGGGAAGGCTGCACATTCCTCAACCATTTCTTGGGCAAACTCCTGTCTCAACGGAGCCCATATCATACCCGCCTCAAAGAGAGGGGACACAGAGTTGACCCTTGCGACCTTATCCTGTCCTTTTGATGGTGTGTAGTTGTTTGCGGGTATGCCCATCTGTCTGAGCTCGTACATCAGAGGTAAGCCAGATGCCTTAGCCTCGATCAATACGGTATCAGGATTCCAGTATTTATATTGTTCGTAAGCGACCCTTTTAAGTTCTGGAAACTCGTATCTGCCTTTTAACGAATCCAATAATATCAGTTGTCTTGGTGAATCATCATTTGGTCTAAACACACCCCAAGTGGTTATCGCAGAATAATCCGCGGTCTCTTTTTTCAGATACGCCGTGTCATAGCTCTGAATGATGTGATCCAATACCGGCATGTGTTCGTGTTCCCATTCCTGCCACCACTCTCTCTTGATCAACGCTCCCTCATCCGAGGTTGGATTCTGCATGTACTGAGCATTCCATTTAGCTGCTCCCGCGGAGGCTTTCACAGCCTCAAGGTCCTCGAGCCGCCAGTATTCAGGCCATACAGGTTTACCACTCGGCATGATCGCCGGAAACTCTACAATGTCCCACTTATCTGCTTTCTCTTCCGCCTGCGCTTTCAATAACATCTCTGTCAGATCCTTTTTACTCCATCTGGTCATGACCAAGATGATTCTACCGCCAGGTTGAAGACGTTGTCGTGGTCCTGACGTGTACCACTCGTACGCTCTCTCAAAAGCATTCTTCGAGTTCATATCCTGCTCGGAATGTGGATCGTCGATTATCAATAGATCAGCACCTCTGCCGGTCACCGCACCTTGGACACCGACTGCAAAGTATTCACCACCTTGTGCCGTGTTCCATCGTCCTGCTGCCTTGGAGTCTTCTTGAAGTCTCGTTGCAAAAAGATCTTGGTATTCTTTTGAGTCGATTAGGTTTTTGGTTTTACGACCAAAGTTCACGGCTAATTCTGCTGTGTGTGTTGCCTGTATGATTTTTAATTCAGGATTGTTTCCTATCATCCACGCAGGTAAGAAATAAGATGCAAACTCAGACTTAGTATGTCTTGGTGGCATATTAATAATTAATCTGGTTTTTTCACCAGATGCTATCTTGTTAAATTTTTCAGAAATAATTTTGTGATGTTTACCTTCTATAAACTGTGGCCACATTCTTTTTACAAATGTTAGGAAATCTCCTTTTGCAGCTTCCTTCTTTTGAAACTCATATCCTTCAATAATATCCCGCTTTAATTTTTCTCTAGCTTGAACATCAGGTATTTTATTTATTTGATCTAGGGTTAGCTTCATATGGAACCACAAAGTATTTTATAGGATAAATTATGTAAATCAAGCTATATAGGGGTATACGTTAGGATCCCTTTTGCAAAAAAGGGGATCGACTAAAATAAAAAAGCCAAAAAACCAAAACGGTCTGGTACCTCTATTAGATTTCTGGGATGCTACACCCTTCGGGTGGGTCCCGCCCACATGCTCTTCTCTCTAAAATTGTAGGGTGTATGCAATAGCTGCATACACCCAGAAGTTTAATTAATCTAACAACACCATGTAGGCTTTTGGATTATTTTTAATAAACCAATCTATGTGCTTTCTCATTATCTTCCAATGTTTACTTGCACCTTGACCCTTAGTCCTATCCTCTAGTGTTGCCATTGTTTCAGCAAGAAAAATACAATCATGTATTCTTGCCTCTTCTTTAGTTAGCATAACAGACTCACCATTAAATCTGTTACGTCTTTCTTCTGTTCTACCTTGCATAGTTTCCTTGTAATCTTCGTTCAACAAGTTTTCCATTTCAGTAGTATCAGGGTTTTTATTTGTTTTTGTTTCCATGCTTTCTCCTTTGTTAATATATAGGATAATATATTAATCAATATTGATGTCAACATGAGATTTCTGGGATCTATAATTATTTTTTCTGGGGTGGGTCCCGCCCACATGCTCTTCCCTGTTGCAAAAATGCAACAGTCAAGAAAAAAATAAATTTTTTTACAACTTAGAGTCGTGTGCCTGGAGGTGTGCCTGGAGGTGTGCCTGGAGGTGCGGTTGAATGTGTATTGACACTAATATAAAATAATATATTATCCTATACATAACAAAGGAGAAAAATGAAAAAACAAAAAATGTTTTACACTAGTGACGGTGTAAAAATCATCGGCTATTCTAATGCAAAAGAATTTAACAAAGCGTTAGAAGAATGGACTAAAAAAAATCAAGACTTAGTTGAAGCTCATCCTAAGGTAATTAAAAAAATGAAGATGAAGGAGGACGAAGTAAAATGAAAAAACAATTTAAGAAGAAAAAGAATGGCAATGTTTATACTAAAGGTCATTTAGTCTTTAATGCAAAAATGGAAGTAGAAATAATTTTTACTTTCGATAATAAAGACCAACAACTATGGAATGCTACCATGAGAGTAATTCCAATTGAAATGGAAGAAAGCGAGTGGATACAAAGTTTAATTAAAATGGCGTTTGAAAAAGATTTACACAACGCTAATGATTTAGTTAAAATCTCAATGTGTATTAGTTGTAATCAAAAAGGTTATGAAAATATTCCAATGATAAAAAGTTTTCTATCTCGTAATGGAAAATATTATTTTCAACCCGATCAACGAGATATTGAAAATAAAATTATAAAAGGGACAACAATCGCTAGTGAAACGAAACCCTTTAATCAACAAATAAATTAAAAAATTTAGGGTGGCATCTCTGAGATGCTGCCCTTTTTTTCGCCCAAATTTTTGGATTACAAGCATATTTTCTGATCCTGGATTTTTGGACTACAAGCATGTTTTCTGGGACGCCAGATTTTTAGACTACAAGCATGTTTTCTGGTTTTTTTGGGTGGGTCCCGCCCACAAGCTCTTCTCTGGGAGGGTGGGTCCCGCCCACAAGCTCTTCTCTGTTGCAAAAATACAACAGTCAAGAAAAAAATTTATTTTTTCCAGGAGTGTTGCACGAATGCAACACTCCAGTTTTTTACAACATTAAGCCGAAACTAAATCTTTCCAAGATTTTTTTTCGTCTTGAACAAAGGACTTGTAAAAAATTTGTTGAATTTTATATTGAGTATGTCTCCAAGTATTTCTAGGAGATAAACGCTCAATCAAGTCCTTCGCATCTTTGTAGTTTTTAGCGTCTCGCATAGTTACAAAGCTTTCAACAACGTCAATATCTGTATTTCCATTGTCTTTGTCTTCGCTTATTCTTAACACTAAAAATGTCGAGTGTGTATTTTCCATTTTTATTCCTCCTTTCATTTGACAAATATAGGATATTATATTATAAATGTCAATAGAAAGGAAAAATAAATATGATGGACAAAGGCACAAAATTCTTCGTCACTTGGACGCCACAATATATCAATGGCGAAGAAAATTTTCATGGTCAAAGTGTTTCAAGAAAAGGCACTTGGGATGAAAAAAGTAAAATCGGTATAAACAAAAAAACAGGAAAACGTTATATGACCTTTTGGGACAGAGACAGAGAGAGATACACAACTGCAAACTCTGACATTGTTTCAATCACATTTAACATTTTTCAGAAAGGGGCAAAATGAAAAAAGATAAAAAATATCAAACAATTGATATAACCTCTACACTCGAGGTTGTTGATAATTCTTTTAGATATACATCTAAAAAAGATATTAATCATCTTTGTACTATCTTAAAAGCCCAAGCCAAAAATGGGTCGGACATACAAGGTTATATCTACATCAATAGAATGGGTAAGGTGTTATGAAAAAAAACTATTGGCAAGATCTAGTCAACAAACATTTGGTTGGCAAAAAAATAGTTAAAGTTGAGTGGTTAGACCCGAAAGAAACTGAAAGAGTCTTTGGTTGGGATCAACAACCTTGCGAGATATACTTGGAGGATGGAGTTGTTTTAACTCCATCGCAAGATGACGAGGGCAACGACGCAGGGGCAATTCATACAAATATAAAAGAATTGCCAATCATTCCAACTTTTAGAGAAAGTTATGCCACAGATTGGTTAGACGAAAAATAAAAATTTTGGGCGATCAGATTTCTGGTCGCCCAGAAAAAAAAAAATAAGGGTGGGCCCCGCCCACATGCACTTAACAAAAAAAATCTGGGTGGGCCCCGCCCACAAGCTCCTCTCTGCCCGGACCCCTACATCTTGTGTCAATCACTTTTTAGTTGAAAATAAATTATTTTTTTATTGACTATGTTGTAGGATTTAATAGGATTTAACTTTAACAAAGGAGGAAAAAATGGGTTTTGATTTATATGGAATGAACCCTCACAATCCAAACAAGGCAATCAAGCCAAAATTGGATTGGGACAAACCGACGACTGAGGAGCAAAGAAAAGAATACTTTGCAAAGTCGGAGGAATATAGGAACGAGGTTGTCGGCGATTACTTTCGTTCCAACGTTTGGTGGTGGAGACCTTTGGCGGACTACGTGATTAAATTCACAGGTTGCGTTGAAGAGGACGACACCAACCTTTGGCACGAGAATGGCGGTCATGAGGTTGACGACGAGACTGCCAAACAAATTCATAATCAATTACAGGTCTTGATTGAGAGTGGACACACTCAAAAATTTCAAGATGATTATGAGAAGGAGAGAGTAAAAGCAGAAAAACACAACGACAAAGTTGAAAAGGAGTTAAAAAAATTTTGTAAGAGTGTTGAAAAAAGATTAGGAAAATCTAATCTTGCTCCACTGGACTTTCCAAAAGCTGATAAGGATAAGTGGGACGAAATTTATAATAAAAAATTATGGAGTGCGTCCTACCCTTTTAGCTTGGATCACGTGAAAGAGTTTGCGGAGTTCTGCAGATTTAGTGGAGGTTTTAAGATCTGCTAATTAATTAATCAGTCGGCGAGCAATCGCCGACTGATCTCTGGTTCATTCGAACGTAAAAGCTTGACAGCTGGTCTGGGATAGTGTAGGATGAATTTAGAAAGTTGGGATCACTGATCCCTGAGTAGTTAGGCAATGCCGGACAACCTCTGCCTACGGTACGTTGTTGTCGGAACCAAGCGCGCGTAAAGATACAAAGGGGTTATCTGACTACTCTGGGATCAGTAGGAAGAAGATTTTTTCCAGAGTAGCGGAACAAGTCTACTGATCGAGCTTCGTCGGTGTTAGTAAGGTCTTTATTGAACAGAACGCACCGGCCAGGCATCCAGGCGGACCCGCGGCTCCGGCGGCAGGCGTAAGTCCTGGATCGCAAGCAGCCTACGACCCAGCTTTGCGAGCATTGGGACTAGGCTGCTTTAATTTTCTGGGATGCCAGATAAATCCACAAGCCACAAGCCACAAGCCATTATTTATTTTTTTAGGGTGGGCCCCGCCCACAGGCTCTTCTCTACATGCCACCGCCATCCCCAGCCACCGGCCAAGTATATAGGATAAAATAGGATATGTCAAGAAAAAAATTTAAAAAAAATAAAAATATTTTTCTTGTTTATTTCCTACAATATCCTATATTAGATTCATGAAAGAGAAATTAATTAAACAAATTATTAAAATCTGGTTTGAAGTGTATGGTGAAGACATGGCCAAAGAATATCCAGGTTTTATTGAGAAGTTAAAAAAACTGTGAAAACTAGTGAGGCTCTTAAATTAGTTGGAGGCCTTTCGAGGCCGTCGAAAATTCCAGGCTGGTGTTATGGCCTGCCGGCCGCCGAGTGTAAGACCGGCGCTAAGCTCCAGAAGGTTAAGGGCTCGACCTGTTCTAATTGTTACGCGCTCAAGGGCTGCTACGTTTTTAAAGTTGTCCAGGCTGCCCAGTATAGAAGGTTGAAATCTATCAAACATCCTGGCTGGGTTGCAGCCATGGCCTTTTTAATTAATTCAAAAAAATCTAGATATTTCAGATGGCACGATTCCGGCGATGTTCAGGACCTGGAACACCTAAACAAAATTTATCAGGTTTGCGAGTTGACACCTGGTGTCAGTCATTGGCTGCCGACGCGTGAAGCGTGGACCCAGGAACACGTCGCTAGAGCTCCAAAAAATCTGGTCGTAAGATTCTCAATGCCCATGATAGACCAGGCGCCAGCCGGCGCCTGGCCAAATACTTCAACTGTAGTTACAAAAGAAGCTACATGTCCAGCACCAAAACAAAATAATGAATGTAAAGATTGCCGGGCGTGTTGGGACAAGAACGTTAAAAATATAGCTTACGGTGAACATTAAAAAAAAATATAGATTTCTGGGAGGGCCCCGCCCGCAAGCACGCAACAGCCCACAGGCTACAGGCGCTCAAGGAACAGGCAGCAAGCTGACAAGCCACAGGCCACAGGCGTGGGGTGGGTCCCGCCCACAAGCGCGTGGATCTCAGTCCCCTCATAAAGTTTTATAGCCCCCTGACCGAGGGCCTTTGGCAACTCTTTTACCAGTATGAAAGTATTCTTAGGATGTCTAACATGAAAGGATATTTGATGTGGTGAGAAGACAATTTTTTTAGCTTTTTTTAGCTTTAATTCTACAGTGAAAAACTTGCTAGAATTATTATACCCCAATAGATCAGGAGTCCCGTGTGCAGCACTATTTTCCAAGCGTGTAAATGATAATTTGCGATTATTTTTAATATTGAACGCTTTAATTTCATGCCAAAATTTGGTCTCTCCTTTATTCATTTCGAGCTAATTTTCAAGCTAAGTGGTATCTCCAACTTTCTTCAAAATCTTACCCATATTCCAGGTCTCAGCTTTAACTGTAAACACTAATCTATGAGATTCTCTATGACCAATTATTTTATTTTCTAGCAATTGTAAAGAAGTAACATCATAAAATTTACCGTCTGGTAAACAAACCTGAACTCTTGCATCTTGAGCTGCAGGAGATTTTATCATCTTATCTAATACTTGTCTTAATAATCTTCCATTCATTCTGACTTGAAATATATCCTATAATTTATATAATTCAAGTATGGGAGTGCCAAAAAAACTAACAGCAATGCAGATTAAGTTTGCTAATTTAATTGTATCTGAAGAAGGTAGAATGACGGCAACAGATTGTGCAATAGCAGCTGGATATGCTGAAGATTCTGCTCATGTAACTGCAAGTAGATTACAGGATCCAAGACATTACCCTTTAGTTGTTGAATATATAGGTAGTAGAAGATCTGAACTGTTAAAAAAATATGACATAACTTACGAGGGACACCTTGCAGAGTTAGGAAAATTAAGAGATGAATCAAGAAAAAATAAAGCCTGGTCTGCTGCTATAAATGCAGAGGTAGGGAGGGGTAAAGCAGGTGGTTTACAGAACAATAATGAAATACATCTACATAAACACGAGAATACTTCACAAGAAGATATAGATGCTAGAGTTAAAGAAGCTCTTAAATTTTATCAACCTATTATTGATAAAGATGCTCAGGTAGTTACAGCCGAGTTATCTTCTTCACCCACTGACGAGGAATCATCGTCCGATCACCAAAAGTAAGGCCATCTTCATCCTTATCGTAAGATGCAAACAGCTTGATGGATTTTTTATCTTTTGAATATAGCCAACCCTCATTTACTGGCTGTGCTAACTTCATCTTATCAAACTCTTTATCTGTAGCCCAACCACTATCACTAACACAGTCTATCCACTCAACTCTTACTCTTGGATAAGGTATCTCTGGGGAGCTGTCGGCTGCTATTCTTTTACGTCTTTTTTTGGGCATAACTATTTATACACCCTATACAACTTTTTTCTAGGAGACATTTTTCAATAAATCATTTTCATACGCGCGCGTACGGAAAATTTGTAACATTTGAAAAG